GAGGAGCCATTGCCATCGGACACAGAAGTACATGCCAAGCTTTACACGGAAAAATGGTATATTAGCAAGCGTAATTTTGACCGCGCGAAATCATCAGCTTTGCGGACACTTTCAAAGTCCCTTAACGTCAATCAGGGCGCGGGTTCTGAGAAATAAAGTTGGCGAAAGATTGGCGAAAGAATCGACGAAATAGGGCTTGTATCTTGGCGAAAGTATGCTAATATCTCGTGTGAGGTCCAAAATACGCACACGAAGCCCATCAGTTAACAGCTGGTGGGCTTTTCTGTTAACCAAGTCATGGGGGTATGTTGGCATGAGCGGTAGAGGTACTCTCGGAATCGGTTGCGAGAGTGCCGTTCACGATAATCCCCACGGCAAGTAAAAGTCAACAGATAATGCTTATTATCTTTTGAGTGTGATATACTAGGCGTACATCCAATGCGGGTTATGACACTAGTTAGCACGGTAAAAACTCAGAAGATAATGGGGTGCTTGAAGTGGTTGATACTTATTTGCAGGTTTTGGCGGCGCGCGGGAAGAGCGCGCAAACGATTAAAACGTACCGCGCGCAGCTAGGTAAGTTCTTCGGCTGGCTCAAGCAGAACGGTGAAATCGAGGATTTAACGGGTGTAACGTCAATCGATGCCGTGGAGTATCGTGATTACCTGCAAAACGCCCGACAGCTCAAGCCAGCGTCCGTTAACACAGCACTGGCGTCGATTGAAGCCTACTGCAAATGGTTACTCGAAGAAGGCCACGCCGACCACAACCCGTTGGCACGAGTCAAGCGCATCGAGCAAGTCGTGGAAGCGCCAAAATGGCTGACTAAGAGTGAGAAGTACCGAGTCATTCGTACGGTGCTCAAGGGGCAAGACAAGAGGAACATCGCTATCATCCTGACGCTGTTGATGAGCGGCTTACGTGCATCAGAGCTCGTGGAACTCAAACCCGATGATATACTGCTGGGTGAACGCAAGGGAAGCATTGTCGTTCGCAAAGGCAAAGGCAACAAACGGCGCGTCGTCCCAATCCCGAACGACTTGCGACAGTACCTGGGTGATTATCTAACTGAGCATCGAGCTACAGGCAAGTGGCTATTTGACAGCCAGCGCGGCGAACAGCTGACGTACATTGGTGTCTATCAGCTGTGTGTGGCCATCGGCAAGAAAGCTGGAGTTGAAGGGCTTACACCGCACGTGCTACGGCACACCTACTGTCATGACCTTGTTTCGAAAGGTGTCGGGCTAGAGATGGTCGCAAAGCTAGCAGGACACGCTAAAATCGAGACAACGATGATATACACTCAGCCCGGTGAAGAAGAGCTCCAGAAGGTTGTCGAGAAGCTGAGTTTCACCTAAACAAGCGGATTGCGAGGCACTCACTTCGATGGGTGCCTTTTTGATAGCTAGATGACGACGCCAGATGAATCGACAACCTATATATCAACAGGGTATCGGTTACATAATATACAATCATTTACATATCAGCTCTCCCCCCTACAGAAATCGATTTTTTAGCGCATCAGGCGCTCAATAAATTTTCTGCCATTTTCGAGTTACCCTTTGATTTTACATTTAATGGCAATTATCCACGGAGGAGGTGATTTCCGATGCCAGAAGAACATTTGCCCGGCGAATTTGAAGATGAGTTTATCACCGTGGCGGGGGCGTACGATGAAACTATGGACCGGGCTGTTGCGGTGGCCGCACAATCGCAGGTTGCGGCAAAGGTAAAGCGGACGCGAACTTTCCTGACATCGGAAATCCCGGTGAGACCTTGTACCTCGGATTGCCCGATACGTGCTCGGTGCAAAGATTTTCAGTCAGGTCGTGTGCAAGACAACGAGCTGTGCAAACCAGAACTTCGGCAGATTAAAAAGTGGCAGGTGGCGTTTCGCAAAGGCGACCTTGATAAGCTGAAGGATGATGTCGGCGCGGTGGCGGGGTCAATGGCGGTTCAGGTAAATCGGCTGCTTGAAGCGGTCAACCAGGACGGCGTGATCGTCGATACGGTCAAATACACGAACACTGGGCAGCGTTACACTGAGAAGATTGCGCATCCCGCGATTCGAGAAGCGGCAAATTTGCTGAAGACACTCGGCATTGACCTACCGGAATTCCTGATGACACCGAAAGCCCAGCGCGGTGCGCCCCCACCGGTTCAGGTGAATATCGGCATATCAGCAGATGAGGTCCAGGCACGCTTTGCGGCGCGGTTTGGCAATGCCGATACGCAACGGGCGGACGACAGTTGATGCCGAGGCCAACGATTATCACGCAGAAGGACATCACATCGGACGTCCTCGCGGATGCACTGGCAACCGAAACCGGATATATCGAGCTTCTATCGGATCCGCCCATTCAGTTTGACGACTATCAGCGCGAGTTTCTTGAGGACACGTCGCGCTTTCAGATTTACCTTAAAGGACGCCAGTTGGGATTCTCTTATGTGTCGGCTGCGCGGGCGTTGGCCAGGGCGCAAAACCTGGATGATTACACATGCATCATCGCATCGTACAAGTCTGACGATGGCAAGGAAAAAATTCGGTACGCCAATCAGCTTTACGACTCTTTGCCTGACGCCTATAAGAAGAAAAAGCTCGTCGATAATACGAATTCCCTTGAGTTCGTGGACAAGTCAGGGCGGAACAGCACCGGCACACGAATCATTGCCCAGGGCAAAGGTCCTATCCGCGGTAAAGGCGGTAACAACGTGCTGGACATCGTCCTCGATGAGTTCGCGTTCTTCGGTAGCTACGATGCATCTGTTTATACATCTGCGGTTCCAGTTCTGACTCGTGTGAAACACGGCAGCCTGACGATCATTAGCACGCCTCTCGGTAAAGCGGGCAAGTTCTACGAGATTTGGGACGGGGCGCGCAAGTACAAAAATTTTAAGCGACGTACGATCTACTGGTGGGACTTCTCGTTGCTCTGCACGGACGTCACACGGGCGCGTAAGGAAGCCCTTCACATGCATACTTTGCAACGCGTTGAGGAGTTCGGTACCGAGCAATTGCTTGAGCTGTTCAACGCAATGGACCTCGAGTCATTTCAGCAGGAGTTCGAGTGCGCGTTCATAGACGATAGTAGCTCGTATTTCCCGCTCGACATGGTGTACCGCTGTGTGATGGACGATGAGGCCGCAAGTGGTGAGCGGTCCGAACAAGATAGTCTGATGGCCTCGGGCTTCGAGGAACTGCGACAGCGGACCACAGGCCGTCTTGGCGGCGGCTACGACGTGGGACGCCGCAGGGATGCGTCAGAACTTGTCAGTCTTGACGAGACGGATAACGGCAAGATAATGCGGTTCCTAGCCACTTACAAGCAGTCGGATTTTGCGCTACAGGAACGTGAGCTCGACCGGTTCCTCGAAATTGCGAAGCCCGTGCGGCTCTGCATCGACGAAAACGGCATTGGGATGCAGCTCGCCGAAGGGCGCCGCAAGAAATACGGCACACAGGTTGAGCCTACCGCCTTTACGAATGCCAGCAAGGAACTGATGGCGGTGCAGCTGCACCGTGAGTTCGAGAAGGGTCGAAGCGGGGTGCTCATCCCGAATGACCGCGACCTCATCACGCAAATCGTGTCCATCAAACGAGACGTGACGCCAAACGGCTTGTTCCGTTACTCAGCTGACCGGAACGAGAAGCATCACGGGGATAAGTTCTGGGCGCTGGCGCTTGCCAATTACGCGCTGGACGCCGGGAATGAAATCGTCATCACAGCGCCGCTCGCTTACACGTATGCCGAACTGCTCGAAGGGGGTTATGATTTCGATGCTCTTTAGACGTTGGCGAATCGGGAAGGTCAAGCGGCAACTCCTTGGAATCGGTCATGTGTATGACGTGATGTATGAGCAGCCTGTGCCGGGTCGCTATCTCCTGCACATATGGGTAATCAATCTGGGCGACAGAATTCGTGGAATCATCGAACCGCAAATACGAGAAATCATGAGACGTCGACCGGGGTACATCAAGGTCGACGTTTTCCTTTATCGGAGGGATACAGGGTGAAGTTCCGCAAGAAGCCGGTTGTCATAGATGCTGAGCAGTGGACCGGAAAAAACTACGACGACATGGAGCGCTTTATAACCATTCAGTTTGGGTATCAAGCTAGTCCTGATTTCGGTAGTTCGGTTGTGGCTATTCCAACTCTCGAAGGTACGATGACAGCCGCCGTTGGCGACTGGATTATCAAAGGCGTAAACGGCGAGTTTTATCCTTGCAAGCCGGACATCTTTGAGAAGACGTACGAACCGGCTGAAGAGCGTTTGACAGAAGCGTTTCTCGACTAGCAACGCCACACCGTAAAGGAGGTGAGCGCCAGTGTGGCCAATCCACTAGCACGTATGTTTCAGATATTCACGAACGCACTGCCAGAAAACGCCACGCGTACCGCGCAGGATGACCCTGGGCTCACGATTAAGACGTCGCCGATGTTGTGGCCATACGAAATCTTTGTACTCGAGTGGTCGCGGCGCTCCCTTCTTCGTGATTTGGACATCATGGTCAGGCGGGATACGAGGCTCGACCGGGCGAATTACGTGTTTGCCAACGCGGCCACACGCGGGGGCGTCACGGTATCCGTTGACAGCGGTCGCAATCCCAAAGTGCAGAAAGCGGCGCAAGCAGTCCTCGAGAATCTGGTGAAGGAATGCAAAATTAATTCCCACCTGGCGGGTTGGTCTCGGACGGCGCTCAGAGATGGCGACCTGTTTTTAAACGTCATCGCAGAGATGAACTCAGACGGTCACACAGCGCGCATTGTCCGCATTAAAGCGCTTCCCGCCATCACGATGGAACGCCAAGATGACATGACCGATAGTTTCCCGGACATTCGTCGTGCGTTTCTACAAATCGACCCTGTCACGCGTCAGGAGATTCAAGGTTTCCCGTTGTGGTCGGTTAATCACATTCGGTGGAAGTATGAGCCGGGTGAGCGGTATGGGCGCAGCCAGTACTTTTCCGGCCGCGAGTCGTGGCACAAGTTGCAGATGATGGAGGAAGACTTGGTTGTTCGGCGCCGGACGCGTGCAGTACAGCGTCGGGTACACGTCGTCGGCAGTAAAGATGCGCCCGGCAGCGAGACGGAGATCAACAAGTACAAGGCGCTCAACGCACTCGATGACCCAAAGAACGCGAAGACGACGACGGACTATTTTATCAATGGTATCGGCGACGTAAAAAATCTCGAAGGTGATGCGCATCTTGACCACATCGCGGATGTGAACTATCTGCTTGAGAACGTCATGATTGGCACCGGCGTTCCGCTACACATTCTCGGTTTCGGCAGAAACGTCAACCGCGATATCGTAGATGACCAACGCAAAACGTATAAAGAGGACGTTGAGGGGCTACAGGATCTGCTCGAGCACGGCGATCCCGGGCCGTTCAGCGGCCTCCGGTCCATTTTCAACATGGCGTTGGCGCTGGCGGGCATCAACCCAGCCGACGTCACGGTCAACGTGCGGTGGACACAGCTCGATGTATTGACGTTCAACGAGATGGTGACGAACGTCAATGAACTCCGCGCGTCGCAGCCAGTACCGATGGTATCGCGTAAAACAGGGCTCAAAATGCTTGCGAAAAGTATGGATCTGAACGACGATGCCGCCATCGATGCTGAGCTGAAAGCCATCGATGCCGAGTTGCAGGCAGACAAGGATGCCGAGGCCGCGTTGCAACAGGCGGTTAACCCGGAGAAGCCGTCACCGGCGAACATCAACCGTTCGACGTATTCCTCTCAGGGACGCCCACAGTTAGATAGCGTTCATCCTGCAAATCCGCTTCACTCAGACAGGATGGCTGAACTGGAAAAAGGCACAGCTGATGACGTACGGACGTCGTTCGCGAACATCGCGCAACGATTGACGTCCGAGGCTAAGGTCGTGAGAGGGATAGCACATCTTACCGGGCAGACCTCCGGTGTTGAAGAGGTGCTTGCAAGACAGCGTAATCAAGCGGAGGTTCAACTAGACGCCTCAATCAGTGAGATAGGCAGTGTCGATCCGGAGATTCTGACGGGGTACGTTTTGCACCAGTTCGACCAGGCGTGGGAGAGCGAGGAAAGCACCCTCGTGAACAATCTCTTCTCGAGGTACAAGCAGTCGGCGGCTGTTGCGCAAGATACCGTGCACCGCGACGTGCAGACCTCGATAAGTTTCAAACTTGTAAGTCGTGAAGTGCTGCAATTGCTGGAGCGTGAAGCGGGTAATCGAATTGCGGGTATCAAGGATACGACTCGCAAGGATATTGCAAAGGCGCTGCAAGACGCGTACGCAAGCGGTGGCAAATTGCAGGATTACATTTCCGGAATTCAGGCTGCTGTGGTGGCGCCGATTTGGCGGGTTGACATGATCGCCCGTACTGAGATGGCATACGCGTTCAATCACGCAAATCTCAAGTACCAAACGGCGGCAGGATATACGAAGTTTGAGTGGGTGGCAGTCATGGACAACAGAACTTGCCAGCCGTGTGCTGACCGTAATGGCACGATTGTGGATGTTTCGACGATGTCCGTGCCCCCTCTCCATCCACGCTGCCGTTGCATCCTAATTCCACAGAGTTAACACCGGGCCGAAAGGCTCTTTTTTAATGCCGCGAGAGGAGTTGAGACGGTGGAAGCTTTTGCAGACGCACTAACCAAAGAACAGCGAGACAAGCTCAAAGATAGTAATTTTGCGCTGCCGCAGAAGCGTATGTTCCCGATTCACAACGTCACCCACATTAAGATGGCGTGGGACATGGTCGACCGCGCGAAGGGCATCACTGATGGCCAGCGCGCGGAGGCCCGCAAGAATATCCTTGCCGCTGCGAAGAAAGCAAACATGGACACGTCTGAGTGGGACAAGACAGCCATGACGGATGCACTGTATGGGCGCCCGGAAGTGTTACTGGACTCCACGAACCCAGTACAAGGAGCGGACCTTCCTACTGGTGTCATCATGCGCGTTCGCTGCAAAGGCACACGAGCGGATGTCATCAACAATCATAACCGGGCTTACCCTAGGCAAGTCATGCTGGATGGGCTTGAGCAAGGCAAGGGTAAATGGGATCCAATTGAGTCACCGCACCCAGCGCCGTTTACAGATGCGCAAGGCGATATCAAGTTCCGAACCAACTTAGACAACCGCGTTGGACGGATCTACGGCGAACCCTGGATGGATAGCGAAGGTTGGGTTTGGTTCGACGCGGATCTGTTTGACACCACAAAGGGTCGAAACATTGCCGCCCTTGTGCGTGCAGGCGAACCGGTTGGGGTGAGCATGCGAAGCCTCGGCAAGTCGGCCAAGAAGGTCTTGAACGACAGCCTGGTGGCAGTCGCAACGGTTATGCGCATGAAGACATTCGACTTCGTTCCGGACCCTGCGACTGAAGGATCAGCAACGCAAACGGTGGTTCTTACGGATAGCCAAATGGAAGCCATCATGGATGGTCTCTCATTCAACGATCCGATTTGTCCTCTTGATGGGTCAATCTTAGTACCAGTCGACCCGGATAAGGATGGCGATGTGGATTTCTGGGCGTGTCCTAAATGCAATAGCCGCTACAGTGTGTACGACGGTATCCAAGTCAGTACAACGAGCAATCAGCAGGTATCGCGTCGCTGGGATTCACCTCAATACGGCTCGGAGCGGACCGTGGCAGTTCCGCCCGGTGGCACGCAACCCGATGGAGGGTCAGCGATTTCACCAAATCTAGATAGTCAAACAAACCCAGAGGGGGCTAGTAGCGTGGTACTAACACCGGAACAGATTCAAGAAATGATCGCGAATGCGACTAAGCCGTTCCAGACGATGCTTGACGCGCAGCAGGTGGCAGAACAGACCTCGGCACAGAAAGCGGAGGCAAAAGTATTCCTGGATTCCAAGTTTGAGGAAATCAAAGCAAACTATAAGCCAGAAGTGCTCGCAGCAATTCGCAAGGCTATCGGTGAGCCACAGAACAAGCAACAGGCTGAAATCGTTCTCGACAGTGTACTCGATATGGCGGGACAAGTTTCGGCAGGGGATTTCTTGTCGGCACTCGGCTTTGCACCGAACAACGGGGGGGTCGGGCATACGAGCGTCCAAGTCATCAATGAGCCCAAACCATGGCAACCGCAGATAGACTCCATGCTCGCCGAATTCGCTCACATTGACGCCGAAAAGGGCACCAAAGTAGATCCGGCATTGCGGGCGTACAACCAACAGTTCGTAAATAAGATCCTCGACAAGTTTGAGCAGAAAGACATGGGCTATCAACGTATGACTGACTCCATGAACGAAGTTCAGGCTTTGCTCGACAGCGGGGCGTCTGTCACAACGGGCCAGTTGCTTAACCAGCCCACGATTCAAGAGGTCATCCTGATTCAGAAATTCCAGGACCTTGAGGCAACACAGTTTATGATGACGGACGTATTCGAGGGCTCGGAATGGCGCATTCCGTCTGAGTCATTTTCAGGTGAGGCAACCATTGATCCTGAGACGCTCATCTACGACATTGTTGTCGGCGAAAACGGCGACATTCCGGAAGCACAGATCGATGTTATCTGGGCATCATTCACTCCGAAGGCCCGTAGAAACGCGATCAGCTTAACGACTGATGTCATTCGCGCAATGGGTACCGGACCACTTAAGTACAACGCGCCAGCTCGTGCTATCTACCACATCGGTAAGCAAGCAGCCCGTCATATTGACGCGTACTCTTACTGGGATATGGCTGTCACCGCGGATGAGTATAATCCGCTGGTTGTCGCGACAGAGTCGGTAACGGCAGCCGCAGTGAGCAACGGTACGAATGTCAAATTCAAAGGCCAGTTGCAGCTGGGCGGCCAGGTAGGGGCCGCAGCGCCTCAGTACGGGGCTACCTTCAAGTTTGCGCCCGCAGGTTCGACACCAATTGTACGGCCGCGCACGAAGCAGGTCATCACGGGGAACGGTAGCGTTCAGACGACAACGACCAACACCATTACCTGTACTGTGGGTGGAACGACGCTTACAATCGGTGGTCTCGACAAGAACGGGAACATTGTGGGCACCAACGCTCAGTACGCTATTAACTTTGAAACGGGAGACATCTACTTTGTAGCCGGAACCGGCATTGTCGTAGGTACCACGAATCCTGTTGTCAGCTATAGCGCATCGACGAATTACGATTTGTGGAGTCTAACGATGGGCTCTGGGTATACGGACGAGTCGAAATGGTACAACACGTTACTGATGCAAATGTCTACGACGAACGAGTTTATGGGGTCTGCACCACGTTATAGCCCTGGCAACTTGGCGCTCTTCAGCCGGAACTCTTCGACGTATGTGCGCAACGCCGAGATGTTCTACAAACTGGCAAGCCCGCCGGCAACGACTCTGAATCCTACGAGAAACAACTTCGGGTCTCGTGACGAGCTTGATATGTACAAGCTGAACGCTCCGTGGGTGCTGGGTGATGGTCGGATCCTCATCACACAGAAGAATGCGACCCGTTACGGTATTCAAACACCGTATAAGATTGAGGGCCCGATTACCAAGCAGAACGTCACAACGGGTAATCTGACCGCGGTAAAAGCTTGGTATGGTGAAGAGTTCTCCTGCATTTGCACACCTCAAGTTCTTGATGCGAGTGGCAACGTGCTGAATCCGGTTAGTCGGACCATTCGTCTTCTCGCGTAGTCGCGTAGTCGCATGAACTAGGGAGCCGTTAACCTGCGGCTCCTATCTGTTTTTGAAGGAGGGTCAATATGCATCGTGTCCTTGTGAATGCTACTGGAAAACTACTGGAGCATCCTGTTAGTGGGCAACCTGTTCAACCTGGCCAGTCATATACGGTACCTGATGACGATGAGCTGAAGGCCCAAGACAAGATGGTGAAGGCCGCGGAAAAAGTCAGGGCTAAAGAAGTGGCTGACGCAAAAGCGAAGGCGGAACAAGAGACTAAAGCTGCAGAAGAGGCAGCTGCGGCCAAGGAAAAAGCTGAAGCCGAAGAAGCGGCTAAGTTGCAAGCGGAGCAAGAGACTGCGGAACAAGCTAGATTACAGGCTGAGGCTGCAAAGAAAAGTGAGTAATGCCGTGGGTGATTGAAGGGTACCCTTCTTGATATTTTGGGGAGAGAGGTATTTCGATGCTTCACAAAATGATGATGAACAGCACAAATAAAGTCATGCGCCATCCACATAGTGGTCAAGTCGTTCTTCCAGGACAGCAGTACATGGTCCCGGAGGATACTGAACCACTTGAATTGGTGGGGGCATCACTTCCGTACATCACTGTACAAACCGTGGCCAATCCAAAAGAGAGTAAGAAACTCTCCACGACTCGGCGCGCGTAGTCTGATGAACAGAAGGAGGACGGTGTGTAATGACTTTATCGGATCTCATCAGCGAGTTCCGAGTACAAATCCGTGACACAGTCGCACTAGCCTGGACGCCTTCTACCGCGTACACACTCGGCCAGAAGGCTGTGAACGGGGTCGGTGTTTACCAATGCACGGTATCCGGAACTTCGGCAGCAAGCGCGGGCCCGCAGGGTACGACTTCTCCGGTCGAGGACGGAACAGTTGTGTGGAACTACGTAGGGACGCCAACGCTTCCTGCGCTTTCGGATGCTGAGGTTACCCAGTTCATCACGGACGGTCTCCGGACTTACAGTAAATATCGGCCACGAAAGAGGTCGACGTCAATCGCTGTGGTATCCGGCCAGTCGACATACCCGTTGCCTGCTGACTGGGTTGAACGCGAATTCGAAAGCTGGGAGCGGGCTATCAACCCTCCACCAGTGATCGAGCCGGACAGGTTGATGCCATTCACGTTCATTGCTACAACGAGGCTCATCGCCACGCCGATGGCGTACGCGATGGATGTGAGCTATGACTTTTACCCAAGCGATTTGGAACTGGTCATCACACCGGCGCCACAAGCGTCATACGCGTTGACGTTTGATTATTTTGCCTACCACACAGCGGAGGGTCCTAGTTGCACGGTGTCGTATTTGGACTTAGACAACGCGTTGTTGCCGGGCATCGTGAAGGGTATTCGGTCCATTGCTACGGACTACAGTGTGAAGTTACAGATGTATAAAGCGGGTAACAACATCACCGTGGACGATCGGACGGTCGCGACTAACCTACAAAACCGAGCGAATGAGCTCGATAAACAGTTTGAACGAGACATCATCAGACGGCCAATCGGTGTAATGGGGTGACGAAATGGCGCTTGGAGATAACCGCTTTGCAGGAGTGGAAACCGCAATCCAAACGGTCTTTACACAGCAGGCGGTTACGGTACAGGTGGTCGCGTCTACTGCGGGACAAGCTGTACCACGTGATAGATTCGGGCAGCCAACGAATGCGCCCTCGGTGCCAATAGATACCTCGGTCGTATTCGACGCGGTAACTGAGGACATCAAGCCAACTGCCGAGGGGGGCCAACCGATCCAGCAGATGAAGTTTTTTTCTCTGCCCGGAACGGTCAACGAGAACGACGCGGTAACTTGGAACGGGCACGAGTTTCGTGTGAGCTCCGTGTGGCCCTCAACATTCGGAGGCATTCTCCAGGTTGAGTACTGCAAAGCCGATCGGATGGTGGGTAGCTGATGCGGCGAATTACGTTTGAAAAATTTGTCGAGAAGATGATCCAGATGCCTGAAGTGGTTGAGGCTGCACTGAAACCTGCTTTGACTGAATGTGCGGTGGAAGTGCAGAAGACCGCGGTAAAGAAGTTCGGGCAGTATCAGGGAACATCGGGACCATTCCCTGCATGGGCGCTTCTGACAATCCAAACGGTGAATCGGAAGATGGATTATGGAGGCGCATCTGGTCCGAATCCACTTATCGGGGCGTACGGGGAAAACGAGAAAAACTCGGTATATCCAGTCCCGCTACGACAGTCCATCCAAATCCACGTTGAAGGCCTGTCGGCGCAGGTAGGTACGAATGATCCGATAGGTGAGTGGCAGGAGTACGGGTCATCGGAGTTTAATGTCCCTTATCCGCCTCGACCATTTCTGAGACCGGCGCTGTACGAGAACGAGGAATGGATCAAGAAGAGAATGAAAGCTGAAGTCGGATTGGCACTCATGGCGGCTATGCGATGAGCATTCAACTAACGGACCCTTTCGATACCATCTGCACCTCCTTGCAAGAATTTCTTTCTCCAAAACTTCCGGGCATCAAGTACTGGATGCAGGAGTGGCCTGACCCGAATTGGTTTGAAGACGTAGACGTGAATTTCCCTAGTGTGCTGTTTGCAAACGTTTCTGTGACTGGCCAAGCTCAACGGAGTAAACTCCAGCCATTTGCTACGGATGCGAACAACATTTACTTCGAGAGCTTGCGGCAGCAGTTGCACATTCAGATCACGCTGATCACCGTGACGCCTGATGATCGAGTATCCATGGGGTACACCATAGTCCAGTCATTGGTTAATCAGCGCCAACTTCAATTGACGAACGGCCAACGAAGCGTCATGCGTTTACGTGGCGACGTGTCGCCGAAGGGTTCCGAGAAGATGTTCATGCGTCACGTCACATTTCAGTTCCAAGCCCGTGTGCTTAAAGCCACTGCGGGTCGGCCGGCAACAACGATTACACCAAATACCAAGGTAGGACCTTCATGAGAGGAGTGTTTCTATGCCAGTAGTACAGGATACGGGCCCGCAAACACTGGACGACGTGTATGTCATCTTAACGAATCCCCCGCAAGCCATTCAGGGCGTGAACACGTCGGCTGTCGGTCTGGTTGGCACGTGTACACGAGGCATCCCGGGTGTGATCTATAACTTTAGATCGTATCCCCAAGCAGTTCAGACCGTTGGGCCTAGTTCGTTAACGGTCACAGGTCCTATCGCTATTCAGAATCTCATCCGTCAAAAGTGCGGAGACATCTACTTTGTTCCCGTATTTGGCGCTACAGCTGCAGCTGCGACCTTGGCCCTTCAAGACGCCACCAGTGCACCGGTGTTGGTGCTCACCTACGCGGATCAGAATCCGCAAACCGGTGACCTCCAGCCGTCTTTTGGGACGTTCGGGAATGGGGCAACGGCTGTCGTTGTACAAGGTACAAACGCCGGCACGTTTAACTTGACGGTTACATCGCCGGATGGGCGCCAGGTCGATACGTTCATTGGTCTCACGCCAAGTGGAGCTGTGGCGGCTATCAATGCTACGGCCAAAGTGGCTATCGCGAGTTTTCCAATCGTTTCTGCACCTGGCGTCGCGCCCACGGATACAACTGTAGCCACTGGTGGTACCATCCCGAACGTCAAGATCTACGGCAAGATGACATGGACGAATGTCAACGGCGAAACAACGCCTGGCGCTGAGTTCACGGTCGATTTAACGGCGAGTGCTACGCAGACGAATGAACTGACCTTTACCCCTCCAACTGCTCCGGTTACAGGCGGCGTTACCGGTTACAAAATTTATCTTTCTGCGACACAAGGTTCGGAAACGTTAGCAGGGGCATCCAGCAGTGACACCGGGACGCTGTTAATCTCAGCACTGCCTACAGCTGGCGCTGCGTCACCACCGATTACGAACACAGCAACGATTACGCCTTCTACAGTTCCAGCAGCTGGTAACTTTACACTGTCAGGTGGCTCGCAAGGCGCGGCGACTGTTGACGTCGACTATGTGGGAACCACAACGTCGAGCGGTGCTAAAACGGGTCTCGTGGCGCTTGAAAGCGTTGCGGACAAGCTAAGTTTCGTTATGGCGGCCGAACAGTACTCGACGGCCATCAATGCCGCTGTTGAGGCTTTCGGTGCCGCATACGATTGCGAGCCAATCATCTGTTTGCCGCCGAGCACGATGGTGTCTGCGGCAATCAACGCAATGGCAAGCTATAGCCAGTCAGGCCTCGTAGTTGCCTACCCGTGGCAGACCGTGTTTGACCCGGATATTCAACAGAATCGCGTAACGGCGCCTACATCCTTTGTGTCGGGTGTCGGTTCTGTCTTCGGTCCTGAACAATCTCTCGGCAACAAACCGATTAGCGGATCGCTTGCGACGGATGTGCAGCTGTCTCCTACGGACATCAAGAACTTGGTGGCGGCGAACATCATGGTCGTTGGTGTAACCATTCCCGCGGGTAGCATCGGTATTCGGAATGGTCAGGACACGAAGGGTAACCAAGTCTTCGTGACACGGATGCAGTACTTTATCGCATCGCTCGTGGAGGCTGCGATAGGACCTTATGTCGACCAGTTGCAGAGTACGGATTCGAACGACCCGCTACGGCGGTGGGTGACGAGTTCGGTTCAAATGAACTTGCAGAGTCTGATGGGTAACCCGGCGCAAGGTGTCGTCGGTCGAATCGATAACTATAGCGTCGTCAGCAATTTGACCAACAACAACCCACAGACGATTGCTGAGGACGAGCTGTTCGTCGACGTCGCTGTTAACTTGCTGAGCAATGCAGGAAAAATCTATGTGCGTGCTAATATCGGCCAGGGCGTGACAATCACGTCCAGCGCGGCGTAAGGGGGGTGTCCTGATTGGATGAAGATCGTATTTTAGGTGAGTCCGTGGTGCTGGAGGTCTACTCGTCAACTGGTCTTGTGCAGATCGGAGAAGCGGACAGTGTTGAAGAGACGCACCAAACCGAGCAGAAGACGACACGTCCTCTTGGCCAGCGTTGGGACCACACGCAGGTGATTCACAAGGGCTGGGAGCTGGCGGTCAAAGGCGGCAAAATTGACGAGTCCGTTTCCACGTTGGCGCAAAATTTACAAGATACGCTCCTCGCCGGGAAAAACGCACCGCGTTACCGAGTGACACGAACGATTGAGCACTACGACGGTACGAAGGTGCAGTACATCTACGATAGCTCCGTGTTTTATTCCTTCAAGGAGAGTAGTACAAAGTCTGACGAAGAAGTGACGTGGGATTTCACGGCTTTCGCGGGAAAACGTCAGCAAGTAAATTTGGGATAGGAGGTTCTTCATGGGATTAGGACCGAATCAAGTTGAGCTAAGTGACGGACGCATCGCGACATTACGTGAAACGACTGGCCGCGATGAGATTGCCGCGTCACAGATGCTGGGCACGCATTTCACGCAGGACGGTGCGGGTATGCAACTGTTCACCAAAGCGATTGTCATGCGCTCGATTGAGGATATTGACGGAAAGCCAGCGTACAAGACACCCGTGAAGTTCAAGGATTTCATGTCATTCTGGGGCGACTTTAAAACGCGGGATAGTCAGGCGCTTATCGTGAAGTATGCTAAGCTAAACGGTGATGGTGAGGACCCTTTGGACGAAAAATCGGACGACGAGATAGACGAGTCCGATTACTCTCCGACTCCCCAGGTTTCAGAGAAGCCGTAGCGATAGGCGCGGAGAGCACAAGCTTCAGTGAAGCGCTTGAAATGCCTACGAGTGTACGCCGAGCGTTCCTGATCGTGCGCAATGAGCTGTACGAAGAGTCAGAGAAACGCGCTAAAAAATAAGTGAGCTGCCTACAAGTCGAGCCACTCTCCGCGGAGGGTGGTTTTGTTGTAGGCAGGATTGAGGCGAGTGATTAAGAATTAGACTGTGGGGGTGAAAAGGATATATGTCGCTAATAGACTTGCTTTTATATAGCGTACCAGGGCTGATGGCGTACTTTTGGTTAGAAAAGTTCGGGCATATTCCGTCGAGACAGTTGTCGAGTATAGATCAGACAGGGCTTACGGCCGTGCTGTGGCTCCCGACAACTATGTTAGCAACAGCAATCATGTCGTTGCTCCACGTTACGATGCCGGATCTAAACAGTGCGGAATATGGTAAGACATCGTTGCACTTGGCTTTATTTCTTGTCATTTGTGCTTTCTCGAGTTTTGTCATCGCGTTTGTCTGGGCTTGGGTTATTCAACGGGGGTACCATTGGTTTATAAATGTTGTAAGAAAGCGCGTCTTACATTTATCCACTCTCACGCGCGAACCCACGGTTTGGGACGCGTTTTTCAGGAGCGACGGGCGCGCGAGCGTACTTCGGATAAAACACATTGGATCCGGCGATTGCCTTGTTGGTGAAATCGCCAACGGGCCTCGTATTCTCTCGGGAGAGACAAACCTAATTTTGACGCAGCAGGATTTCTGGGGACAAGTAGTGAAAAAAGAAGACGTCCGTGTGGACAGGATACTCCTGAGAACGGACGCCGGACTGGTGATTGAAGAATTATCTATGGAGCATCTAGGCGAAATCATTGAGAAGCATGATGACTTACTTGCATTACTTTGAGGAGGCATCGTCACTTTGCTGTGATTGTTTTGCTTGAATCTGTGCTTTAATTTTCACTTTAGCAGACGCATAGCTAACCGAGTCATTCATGATCTGCTTGGCGCTTTGAAACTCCTGCGATTTTCCAAGGTCCGGCGTTACTACCTTGTTTACTTTTTCTTCATCCGGCACATCCCTCACCCCAATCGTTTCTGACGTGGCTCGACACCATTCGATTCGATGGGAGATTTCTATTTCCTGCTAATTGAACATACAAACCCTTCCTAATACGCGCGTAAGTTGTGTATGATATGTGGAAGGGAGTGA